AGTCGAGTTGGAGTGGCAGGACTTCCAACACGAATTCGTCAAGCGCCAGGTACATTGAGAGTTTGGACTCACTTGACTTTCTGTGGACAACGGTTCACAGAGCCGGTCGATTGTTGGGTGGCACCGCCACCTAACCGCCACCGTATCAACGGAACGGTCGGGGAACGAAAGGGAACCAACGCCACTCAACGGGAACCAAGAATCCAGCAAACGACGGTCGTGTCGCTGGTTTGGGACCAGAGGGTCGGGAGTTCGAATCTCTCCACTCCGACCATCGTTTTCCCCTGAAAACGCTGGAAACGCTGATTTGTATAGGGTTTCGCACAGTCATCTGTTACAAAACGTGTAACAAAACAGGCTGGCATGGCGGATAAATACCTTCTCAATCGCAACGGTCGATTCTTCGCCCGCATCGTGATCCCGAAAGACCTTCGACCTTTCCTCGACAACAAGACAGAGCTTCGCACGCCGCTTGGACCTGACAGGCGGACGGCAAAAGCGCGCCTTCATGCCGCTGTTTCCGAGCTTCAGGCGCAAATCGCCGTAGCGGAACGCCGAGCTATGGTTGCCAAGGGTGAGGCCATTACGCCGGGCCGATATCCTCTCCCGGTCGAACAGATTGCCCTTCGAAATTATAACCAGCGTATCGCCTTCGATACGGAACTACGAAACACAGATAACCGCCACGCGATGGGCCTTGTGGACGATAGGCTTGTGGAACTCTTGCGTGAGGGCATTGCGGGCGGGCTTTCTAACGACAGCCTTGAAACGCTCGTAGGGCGTCAAATTGAGCGCTTCCGCCGTCTCGGCAACACTACGGTAATCAAGGGCACCCCGGAGTGGCGAACGCTCGCACGCGCCTTGTGTGTGTCCGAACTTGAAGCACTGGCCCGCGTTGCGGAACGTGATGAAGGTGATTTTACGGGCAAGCCAGAAGACCCCTTGCTTGCCGCAGCCGTGGAGGCTGATGAAATCGCCGCAGACCTTGACGCCTCGGATTTCAACAACCTGACATTCGAAATGGTCATCGCCGAGAAAGAACGCCTTACCGGCATGGGATTAGGTGGTAAGGTGAAGTCCGCAACAACTTTAGAAAAGTATCGTGGTGTGGTTCATGACTTCGAACACCATCGCCGCAGCAAGCGCGTTGCGACCGTTACGCTTGAGGAAGGCGAGGGGTGGCGCAACGCTATGCTTGATGCTGGCAAGCTCTCCCGGAAAACAATCAAGGACAAGCTGGCAACGATCCGGGCAATTCTTGGATGGGCGCAGGAACAGAGCCGTGGCAAGCTGTTACCGGCCACGCCGAAGGGGACGCCCTTCGATTATCTCGAAATGCCAGTCGGTGAAGCAAAGGATAGCGCCGACCGGACGTATACCCTCAAGGATGCGCGTCACCTATTGGTGACAGCACGCTCTGCGGCCCGTGCAAGTTTCCGCTGGATACCGTGGATTATCGCCCATACCGGCGCACGCGTGAACGAAATCACCGTATTAGAAAAGCGCGATGTATTCGAACTTGAAGGCCATTGGTTCATTCATATCCGTGTTGGCGATGGCCGCACCACCAAGACGGGCAAGGACCGGAAAGTGCCAGTGCATCGCGCGTTGATCCGCGAGGGCTTTATTGATTTCGTCAAAGCTCAGCCAGACGGCAAGCTCTTTCCGGGCGGCGTCAATGAGGACCAGCGCTTGCGCGAATGGATTCATGAGAAGGTCTTTCCAAACCGGAAGAACATGCCGCCCCCGAACCACGGTTTCCGTCACCTATTCGAAGACGCTTTGTTTGCTGGTGTCAGCCAGAAAGCCGCGCTCTATATCACGGGCCGCGCTTCCGGCTCCTCGGCGGATGACTACGGCGGTAGCGATCTCCGCTTGATCTCAATTGCCGAACAGATGGATAAGGTGCGCGATATTGTCAGCGACGCCCGCGATTGCTGATAAAAGAAAATAATCCTATTTAATAGGAAAATAATCATATAAAGGGATTCACAAGCGAGTCCTGATGTGAGATTCTGTCCTCAAGTTAACCGAGGACGGATTTTCACTTGCTGGAAAATATCAAGAACGCAGCGCTTAAACCGCTAAGCTCGCTCATCGAACAGAAAGCCATGTCGCTCCTAGATGAGCGTATGGGCGAATTGTTTGGCGTGCTGCCTACTGCTTCCGGCGTCGTCGTTACCGGCAACTCCGCGATGCGCGTTCCGGCAGTTCTTCAAGCTGTTCGGTTGATCTCGGAAACGATCGGTTCTTTGCCGTGCAAGCTTTACCGCGAAGCCGGTGACAGCAAGGAAGTGGCCAAGGATCACCCGGGGCACAAGATCACCCATAGCCGGGCGAACGACTGGACGAGCGCCGGGCAGCTTCGCATTGATCTCACGATTGACGCCCTGCTTCATGGCGCTGGGTATGCGCAGGTAGTCCGCGCATCCGACGACCGCCCGCTTGAACTGCACCGCCTCGACCCCTCGAAGGTGCAGCGCCGTTGTGAGGACGACGGCGAACCTTCCTATCTCGTCTCTACGGATCGCGGACAGGTCCGGCTCTCCTATCGAGACGTTCTATATATCCCCGCCTTCGCTGGCGTCTCGCCGGTCAAGCTTGGCCGCGAGGCTATCGGTATCGGCCTTACGCTCGAAAAGCACACTTCGAACCTGTTTAGCGACGGTGCGCGGCCCAGCGGCATGTTTTGGAGCGAGAACAGCGTTCCCGACACCGACGCGGGCACGAAGACCATCGCTAACATTTTGCGCGATTATCGTGCGGCATTCAGCGGCGGCAAGCAGAACCGCCCCCTCATGGTTCCGGCTGGCTACCGCTATCAGCAGATCGCGCTTGCCAGCACCGATGCGCAGTTCATTGAAAACCGCCTTGAACAGATTAACGAAGTTGCCCGCATCTTCGGCGTTCCCCCCCACATGCTCTACCAGCTTGAGCGGGCGACATGGAGCAACGCGGAACAGATGGCCGCGCGCTTCTTGCAGCTTTGCCTTCGCCCTTGGCTTGATAAGTGGCAGGACGCCTATGCGACCGTGCTTCTCACGGACGAAGAACGCGACACCTTCTATTTCGAATTCGTCATTGACGACTTGCAGCGCGCCGACGCCGCAGGCCGTGCCGAAATCTTCGGCAAGCTTGTCGCCATGCGCGCTATGACCCCGAATGAAGTTCGCGCCGCGATGAACCTGCCCGCACTGCCGGGCGGCGACGAACTCGCCAACCCCTACACGACCACAACCACGACCGGCCCGGCAGAACGCCAGCAGCCGAAGGAAGCCTAATGCAGCACACCGCCTTTTTCGGTGATGGCGACAAGACCTTCGCCCTCACCAACGAAATGATCCTTGAGCTTGAACGTAAGACCGGCGTTGGTATCGCCGCACTCTACGCCCGGTTCATGCGGCAGGAATTCCATTTCGCCGACATGATCGAGATTATCCGCACCGGCCTCATCGGTGGCGGAACCTCCCCGGCACATGCGCAGACGCTTGTGGACATTTATGCCAAGCCGCGCCCGGTCATGGAAATTTTTCCGCTCGCCTTCGACATTCTGGATGCCCGTTGGAGCGGCACCGAAGCGGCAGCCATCAACGATGCCCTTGTGCAGGTGGCCGAATGACCGACACCTGCACCCTCGAAATCAAGGCCGAAGTCTCGATTGACGACGCTGGCACCGTGACCGGTATCGCTTGGCCTTTCGGCAAGCCCGACAGCTACGGCGACCTTATCGAACCAACCGCGTTCAAGTTCGCACCGGAAGTCCCGATGATCGTTGAACACGAACAGCGGCAGGTTGTCGGCATCTGGAACGCCTACGAAGTCACCGACAAGGGCCTCGAAGTAAAGGGCCGCTTGTTTGTCGAAGGCATCGGTCCCGCCCGCGAGGCCCGTCGTCGCCTTGTCGCCGGTAGCATGTCCGGCCTGTCCATCGGCTACCAGCTTCATGAACACAAGGCCCGCCCGGAAGGCGGGCGTGTCCTGACCGATCTCACCATCACCGAAATCAGCCTTTGCCGTCGTCCGGTTCACCCGGACGCCCGCACCATTGAAGTTAAATCCATCGTCGAAGGAAACAGCATGGAAAACGAAGAACTCGAAGTGAAGTCCGATCCGGTTGCATCGCCGGATGAAGTGAAGGCCCTGAAGGCCCGCATGGACAAGCTGGAAGCCAAGGCGAACCGCCCGCTCGCAGCGAACAACAACCATCCGCTTGGCCAGAATGACAACGATGAGCGCAAGGCGTTCGTTTCATATCTTCGCCGGGGCGTCGAACGTATCAGCCCGGACGAAGTAAAGGCTCTGACCGTCTCCGACTCCGCAAATGGCGGTTATCTCGCACCCTCGGAGTTCGGCAATGAGCTTATCAAGCTCCTGAACGAATATTCGCCGATCCGCAGCTATGCCCGCGTCGTCTCGATTTCCGCCCCGGAAATCGTCTATCCGCGCCGCGTGTCCGGCACCGCCGCAACTTGGGTGGACGAAACCGGCGACCGCACCGAAAGCGGTATGACCTTCGAACAGGTCAAGCTGACCCCCTTTGAACTGGCGACCTACACCGACGTTTCTAACTAGCTTCTTGAAGACAATGCCTATGGTCTGGAAGGCGAACTTATCGCCGACTACGCCGAAAGCTTCGGGAAGACCGAAGGTCTTGCGTTCGTTAAGGGCACGGGGACCGGCCAGCCGAAGGGCATCATGACCGCAACCGGCATTAAGGAGGTGAAGACGGGCGTTGCCGCTGCATTCCCGTCGACCAATCCGGCGGATGTCATTATCGGCATGTATCATGCGATTGCAACGTCGCACGCCCAGAACGGCGCTTGGCTCATGAACCGCAATACCCTCTCCGTCATCCGGCAGTGGAAGGACGGAGAGGGCCGCTATCTCGTGCTTGATCCCATCACGGCAGGCGGTGTCCTGTCCCTGCTTGGCCGTCCGATTGTCGAAATGCCCGACATGGACGATATCGGCGCGGGCAAGTTCCCGATCCTGTTCGGCGACCTGTCCGGCTATCGCATTATTGACCGCGTTGGCCTGTCCACGCTCCGCGACCCTTACAGCCTCGCGACGAAGGGGCAGGTTCGTTTCCACGCCCGTAAGCGTGTCGGCGCGGACGTTACGCACCCTGACCGGTTCGTAAAGCTCAAGGTCGCGGCATAATCCCATGACCTACAAGCGGCCCGCCTACGAAGAAGTGAGGATTGCGCTCGGCGATAATATCGCCGTGACGCTTCGCCCTACCTTGCGGGCCGCTGTTACCCTCGAAGCGCGCTACGGCTTTCCGACCCTGTTCCGGGCGTTGGAAGAAGGCAGCTTCACCGTCATTTCCGATATCATCCACACGGCGACCGATAGCCGGGATGATGCAGCGGCTCGCCTGTCCGTCCATCCGGGCGAGTCGCTTTCCTCTTTCATCGGCCTCGCGCGGATTCCGCTCGCCGAACTTGTTTCTATGCTGATGCCCGCGCCCGATCCGCAGGCAACCAATGTTTGCCCTTCTGGCAAGTCCGTCGCATGGGGCGAATACTATGCCGATCTCTATGAGAAGGCGACCGGCTGGCTTGGCTGGACGCCCGAACAGGCATGGAACGCCACGCCGACCGAGATCGACCGCGCCTACACCGGCCATTTCGCCAAGCTCAAGGCCATCCACGGCAGCGGTGAAGACGACAAGCCGACCGATAAAGCACCGGACCCCGAACAGGCCGCGCGCAATGTCGCCGATGGCCTCGACCCCGAATTTGACCGTGCCGGGCTTCGCGCCCTTAAGGCCAAGATCGCAGGTGCCGCATGAGCCTGCCGCCCCGCATCTGTTCTTGTGGCCGCGTCGTGCCGCACAGCGAGCGCTGCGAGTGCCAGCGCGCCCAGACCCGGGAGCGCAACGCCCGCCATGATGCTCGCCGCCCTAGCGCTGCCAAGCGCGGCTATAACCACGAGTGGCGCAAGGCCCGTGGCGAATACTTGCTTGCGCATCCAAATTGCCGGGAATGCAGCACCCACGGCATCACCCGGCTTGCAACCGTCGTGGATCACATCATTCCGCACCGCGGCGATAAGCGTCTGTTTTGGCACCGCGCCAACTGGCAGCCACTTTGCGCACCTTGCCACAACTCCATCAAGCAGCGGCAGGAGCGCCCGTTGTCCGAATGAGCTTAGACGTTAATTCCGCGTTCCATCATCTTACGGCGCATAATCTCTGCCTCATCCGTTTCTGTGGAGTGAGCCAGCGGCGTTTCAGCCCGAGCGTTGCTTTTGTGCGCGCCAGCACGCGTCTTGACGGTCGGGGCAGCGGATTGCTGTCCGTTAGCGCTAATCATACCCGCGAGCGCCAGTCCAATCCCGCTCAGTATCGTAGCGAGCGACATCATCGCCCCGTGAATATTGATGATGTTTCGGCCCACGCCGACATCGGAACTCGATCCACCGAGCAACCAAATCCAGCCGCCAACGAACAAGCAGTAACCCAACAATGAAAGCGGATGAGAATACAATGCGTTACCCCTTATCTCTACCCCACGTTGAAGGTTTAGAAAAGTTCGCCAACGCTGTCAACAAGGCTTGCCGGTGATGAACGAGATGATCACGCCTGCAACGATTCTTGAGCATGACGGCATCAAGCAGCCTATCAAGGAATGGGCGCTCGACTACGGCATTACGCCTGCCATCATCATGGCGCGTATCGAACGCGGACAGACCATCGCCGACGCCATCACCACGCCGATGAAGACCGGCTTTCGCGAGCAGAAGCTTGCAAGCCGCGACATGGAAGCTCTCATTCGGGCCAGTTCTCGGCGTCAGGAATCGGAGAGACGTAAGATCGCTTCGGCCATTCACGGGGCAAATGTTCGCCGTTCCAACCGCAATGTTGCAAAGGTTCGCAGTTCCGGTCGCAATGTTCTCATGTTGAGCCATCAGGGCGAAACCCTCTCCCTCTTGGAATGGGCCGAACGCACCGGCTTGAATGCCGTCACCATCCGCGCCCGGCTTTATGCAGGCTGGGAGATTGAGCGCGCTCTTACCGCGCCAGCCTTCCCTACGAGAGTAAGTAGCCGTGCCGCTCGTGCGAGAGAAGTCGGTATTGATCCTCGCACCGTCGAAAGCCGCCTTCGCCGTGGTTGGACGCTTGAAGATGCTTTGACGCATGAACCCCACAAGGGTGTGCGACCGGGGGTGCCTTCCGACTTTGCGCCTTCGAAGGGGACCGGCGCGGGGAGCACCGCACAACAGATGCCGAATATAACTTTTTCAGGAATTGACGCATGATCGCCGTAAGCCTCGACCTCGCCAAGGCTCATATGCAGGTGGATAATGCCACCGATGATGAGATTATCACGCTCTATATCGACGCCGCTGAAACGTGGGCCGGGAACTACATCGGCAAGCCTATCGCCGATCTTGATCCCATTCCGGCAGACGTGAAGCTCGCCATTTTGAAGCTTGTCGCCTTCTATTATGAGGTTCGCAGCCTCGCAACCTATGGCTTTTCGGTCGATATGGCACCGCAGGGCGTGACCGCGATCCTCGACAGCTACCGTGAAAGGTGGTTCGGCGATGGCGAGTAAGAGCAATAACGGCCTCTCCGAAACGCTTGCAGCCTTCGACAGGATCGCCCGCGCGCCGCGTGAGGCCGTCATTCCAGCATTGCGCAAGTCCGGTGATGAGCTTGCCCGTTATCAGAAGGTCCTTGCCGAAACGTCCCGCGACACTGGCGCGCTTATCGACAGCATCGCCGTGACCATGCCCGGCCATTCCACTCCCGCTTATAGCCAGCCCGGCGGCGCACGCGTTGCCGGTGAAACGGAAGTCATTGTGACCGCTGGCAACAGCGATGTTCGCTATGCCCACCTTGTTGAATACGGCACGTCCGACGCCGAAGCGCAGCCCTTCTTTTGGCCCGCCCTCCGTCTTCTCCGCAAGCGCCTGCAAAACCGCATCAATCGTGCCGCAAAAAAGGCCGTGAAAGACGCATGGAATGATTGAACCGACACTCGCTTTACAGACCGCTATTCGCGCGCGCCTCATTGGCAAGCACGACGTGACAGACCTTGTTCAGGCAGACCATATCCGGGTAGGCAGCACCCGGCCCGACAAGACGCCGTGCATCATTATGAGCGATGGCAACACCGCCTTGCACGGCCACGACTACACCGCCCAGCGCATGGCGTGGGTGTATCTCGACATTCATATCTGGACGCTGGACGCCGGACAGGACGCGGCGAAGGAGATTGCGGGCGTCGTGACCGCAGCCCTCGACAAGCGCAACCTCGCTATCGACGGCGGCTATTGCGACCACTTCAAGGTAACGGCCTCCCGGTTCCCGCGCGATCCTAACCCCGCCTATGGTCATGGCGTCCTGTCCGTCGAAGCCCTCATTCGGTGGATTGTCTAATGCTCAATATCGGCATGATGAACCGCAGCATCACCATCGAACGCAAGACGGAAACCGTGTCACCGTCCGGCGATCCTCGCGAGACGTGGACTCCGGTCGCAACTGTTCGGGCCGAACTCATCCAGCAGACGGCAAGCGAGTTTTTCACCGGCTTCGGCGAGGCAGAGACCGGCACCGTAATTTTCCGTGTCCGTTATCGTCCTGGCATCACGACCGCCGACCGCGTGACCTATGACGGCACGGCCTACGGCATCAAGGAAATCAAGACCATCGGTAGGCGTCATGCGCTTGAACTTCGCGGCGAGGCCCTGACGTGACCCACCTTCGCGGCGTCAAGCCCGCCCTCGCACCCGACCGCGCACCGCTCACGAAGGCACCGACCGCGCCTAAGTGGATGACGGATGACGCCCGCGCGGAGTGGAAGCGGATCATGCCGCGTTTGATTGAAGATCGCATTATCACCCGCGCCGACCTCACCGGCATTGAAAACTATTGCGTAGCAGTGGGCCGCATCCGGGAGATTGAGGCCATGTTCCGCGCGTCGGGCACCTTGGACAAGACCCTTTTCGGGATGCAGAACCGGGCGATGCAGACGGCCCGGCAGCTTGCGGCAGAATACGGCTTGTCGCCGGTATCGCGCGCCCGTGTCAGCAGTGCAGCCGATAGCGACGATGACAATGACAATCCGATGAGCGTCGGCAGGAGCCGCGCCTATGTCTAAGAGCGCGTTTCCGCAGTGGATTTATGACGGCAGCGCCATCGCCGACCCGTTCGGCTATGGGCAGGAGGCCGTCGATTTTATCCGCGCCTTGAGGCACCCGGCGAGCACGGCACCGAAGGGGCGGTTCCAGCTTTACGACTTTCAGGACCGCATGACCCGGCGCATCTATGGCCCGCGTAACGCCGACGGAAGCCGGATCGTTCGCACGGTCTTCCTGATGCTGCCCCGTGGCAACCGCAAGACCAGTATCGCCGCAGCGTGGGCGCTTCTTCATACCATCGGCCCGGAAGCCCGCCCGGCTGGACAGGCGATTTTTGCAGCGTCCGACCGCGAACAGGCGGGCATTGGCTTCAAGGAAGCGGCTAACATTGTGCGCGAAGATCGCCGCATCGTTGCCGCGACCCGCATCTATGACGCCCACAACTCGGCGAAGAAGATCATGTGTCGCCCGAACAAGGCCGAACTGCTTGCCGTATCGAGCGACGGCGCGGCCCAGCACGGCAAGACGCCCAGCTTTGTGCTTGTCGATGAAATCCACGCTTGGAAGGGCCGCGACCTTTGGGAGGCCCTCAAGTCGGGCATGGCGAAGGTTCCCGACACCCTGATGATCATCGCCACGACCGCAGGCCGTGGACAGGAGAACATCGGTTTTGAGCTTTACGATTATGCCCGAAAGGTGGCGACCGGCGAGATTGACGACCCGTCGTTTCTGCCGATCATCTTCGAGGCTGAACCCGGCGACGATTGGCGTGACGAAGCCGTATGGCACAAGGTCAATCCCGGCCTTGCCAACGGCTTCCCCGATCTCGGCGGCTTGCGCACGATGGCACGCGAGGCCGAACACCGGCCTGCCGAACGGTTCGCGTTCCAGCAGTTCCACCTTAATATGTGGCAGGCGGCCTCCCGCGATCCTCTGTTTGATATGGCCGTCTATGACGCGGGCCGTGATGCGAACTTCGACCTCGCCGACCTTGAGGGCTTGCCGTGCTGGCTTGGCGTTGACCTGTCCCGTTCCGGCGACCTCACGGCAATTGTCGGCGCATGGCGTCATGAAGATGGCCGGATCACCGTCCACCCGTGGTTCTTCCTGCCGTCCGAAGGCTTGGAAGACAAGGCGAAGGTCGAACAGGTTCCATATACCCGGTGGCGCGACGACGGCCTTTTGACTGTGATCGACGGCCCGGTGATCGAACCCGACGTGATCGCCGACAAGATCGTAGACCTTTGCGGCACCTACGATGTTCGCGAAGTTGTCTTCGACCCGTCGCTTGCCGGGCCGCTCATGGGCAAGCTCATCGATCACGGCATCAACGTCTTGCAGCTTCCGCAGACGGCCAAGCACATGCACGGCCCGATTTGCGACCTTGAGCGGGTCGTGAATGGCCGTCGCATCCGGCACGGCGCGCACCCGATCCTTCGCAATCATTTTGAGAGCGTCGTGGTGAAGCGCGCCACCAATGCGGGCGAACTGACCACGATGCACAAGGGCACTCGCCATTCGAACCATATCGACGGCGCGATTGCGTCCGCGTTGTCCGTCTTCCGGGCAGCGGCGAACGATAACGCGCCGACCCTGCACGAACTTGACCCTGACGAATACGCCGCCCGCATGGATGCCATGTGGGACGAAGCAGCATAAGGAAATTTAGCAATGGATGATACGCAGCGCCTTGTCGTCAGCCTTGAAGCCCGCATGACGAAGTATGAGCGGGACATGGCCCGCGCCCGGAACGCCACGAACGACAACTTCAAGAAGATGGAAGGCCGCGCCCAGCAGTCGGCCCGGAACATGGAACGGTCGATGAGCCGGGCGTCCGCGTCCATCGGCGAAAAGCTCGAAGGCATGTTTGCCCCCCTCATGAAGGGCGGCGCGGTTGTCGCTGGCGTAGGTGGCGCTGCCATCGCGCTTAAGGAAATTGCCGACAGCGTTGCCGAAGTGGACCGTGAGGCCCGCAAGGCTGGCGTTTCTTCGAAGGTATGGCAGCAGTGGACCTATGTTGCGACCGCGACCGGCATGAGCATTGACGGCGTAACCGACGCCCTCAAGGAATTGAACATTCGCGGCGACGAATTCGCCAAGACCGGTAAAGGTAGCGCGGAAGAAGCTTTCCAGCGCCTTGGCTACAGCGCGACCGACGTTGCGCAGAAGTTGAAAGACCCCAGCCGGTTCATGGATGAGATTATCGGCAAGTTGCAGACGATGGACCGGGCAGCACAGACCCGCATTCTCGATGAGGTATTCGGCGGAACCGGCGCGGAAGAGATGGCAAAGGTTCTCGGCCTGTCCGTAGTCGAAATCCAGAAGATGCGCAGCGAGGCCGCAACCTTCAGCGATGAGCAGGTAGAGGCCGCGAAGAGGATCGACCGCGAATTCTCGACGCTCTGGAGGAATTTTTCGGTCTATGCCAAGCAGGCGGCGATTGAAGGCGTCAACGTCGCATCGAAGGTAATCGGCGCGATCAATGACCCTTCAGGCGGTGCGCGGGACCGTGCCGTGAATGCCTACAACAGCCCCGAAGCGCAGCTAAAGCGCCTTCAGGATCAGCGCACGCGCATCCTTCGCCAGATTGCCGACACCGAAGCAAACCCGCTCAACCTGATGAAGGAAGTCGAGCTTCGCCAGCTTCGCGCGGCCCTGTCTGCCGTGGATGAACAGATGCATGACGTGACGGGCGACAGCGACGATTTCAAGCAGGCGCTCAAGGAACTGTCCGCAGCGAGCAACAGCTTGTCCGGCGCGTTCGGTAGCAACGTCACGGCAGCGGCGAACTTCAAGACCGCCCTTGTCGAACTCAAGAACCTCGTGCCGGAACTGAAGGCGGAAATGGACAGCCTTGCGACCGCGAACGGCATTGACGCTGCCTATCAGCGCGCCGTGGGCAGCGCCCGCACCATGGGGGAGGTGTTGAATGCGACTAGCATCGCAAACCGCGCGAAAACGACCTTGAGCGTCAACGCTGCGAAATCTGACCCTACCGCCTTCCTCGCTGCTAATCTGGCGAACGGCAAGAGCAGCAGCCACATTGACGGGATGGCATCGGCCTTCGCCGAAAAGCTCGCCACCATGCTTGCATCAATGCCCGAAAATCTGAGGGGCGATATCACCATCAATTCCGGCTATCGGGATATTCAGCGCCAGCAGCAGCTTTGGATTGACGCTCTTAAGAAGTATGGCTCGCCGGAAGCGGCGCGGAAGTGGGTCGCGCCGCCCGGCAACAGTCAGCACAACAAGGGCAACTCTGCCGACCTCGGCTATGCTTCAGACGCTGCCCGGAAGTGGGCGCACGAAAACGCAGGAAATTTCTGCCTTTCTTTCCCGTCGGCAAACGAGAACTG